ACAACCCCCCGCTCAACCCCCTAGCTAGCACCTATGGCTATTAACCTTTCTTACGATCCATCTGACGATCCCGAAGCTATTGCAGCCCGCGAAGCCGAAGAGCAAGACAGCCTTGAAGTTGGTGAGAAGATGCTCCAAGAGCAGGAAGAACTTCTTGCTGGTAAGTACAAGAATGCTGAAGAGTTGGAGAAAGCCTACATGGAACTCCAGCAGCGCTTAGGACGTGGGGACGAAGATGATGATGGTGGAGAAGCAGAAGAATACGAAGAAGACGATACAGAATACACGGAAGGCGATTACGAACGCTACGATGAGGAAGGCTACGTTAATTTTGACGCAGTTGCTGAGGCATACGGTGATGGCCTTGCCGAAGCGTTCCAAGAAAACGGAATTGATCCGTGGGCTATGAACGATCACTTCTATGAGAACGACGGTACTCTCACTGATGAGATGTACGATCAACTCAATGAAGCTGGCTTCTCCGACGAAACTATTGATGCTTATCTTGGTGGCCTTCGCAACCAGCTAGGCTACGATGATGCAGAGGCTACCCTTTCTGAAAGCACAATCTCTGACATCAAAGACATTGCTGGTGGCGAGCAAGGCTACGCTGACGTTGTGCAGTGGGCAAGTGAGAACCTGCCTGAGGCTGACATCGAAGCTTTCGATGAAGTCATCAACACCGCCAACGAAGCAGCCGTCCGGTTTGCTGTAAAGGCACTGGTCGGTCAGTACGAGGACGCAGTAGGTCGTACCCCTGACCTCGTTACTGGTAAGCAATCCTCTACTGGACAGGCTTACCGCAGCATGGCTGAGGTTGTCCGCGACATGTCGGACCCTCGCTATGATTCTGATGACGCATATCGTATGGACGTTATGCGTAAACTTGAACGCTCTAACCTCAAAGTATGAACAACGTCTACGAAACCCACTGGGAAAAGGCAGAACGCCTCAACGGACGCCTGGCTATGCTAGGCTTCGTTGCAGCCGTTGGCGCATACTTCACCACTGGTCAAATCATTCCCGGTATTTGGTAATGCGTAAGTACGCTGGTAAACCTAAAAACAAAAAAGGTAAGATCAAAGGCGTCGACGGCAAAGCTTGCTGGAAAGGGTACAAGTACGCTGGTACCAAGAACGGCAAGGACAAATGTGTCAAAGCTTAATTCACTTCTAACTATGAAATCTTTTATTATTGCAAGTCTTCTGCTCGGCACCGCTGGTGCTGCACAAGCAGGTCCCTACGTCAACGTGGAAGCTAACTCTGGCTTCGCTGGCTCTGACTATGTCGGTACCGCTATGGACGTTCACGTGGGTTACGAAGGTGCCAACTGGTATGTCCAGGGTGGCCCTGTCCTCCTGGCTCCTGACGCTGGTGACGGTGACGTTGAGTTGTCTGGTAAAGCAGGCGGTTCTTACAGTCTGACCGAAGCTCTGTCTGTCTATGGCGAAGTCTCCTTCGTCACTGGCGAGTATGTGAATGGCTACGGAACCAAAGTCGGAGCCAAGTACAACTTCTGATCGGAAGGAGTACTGGGCAAAACGTTACCGCGAACGGCGGGAATACATAACTAAATATAAGATGGGCCGTGGGTGTGAGCTTTGTGGATATAAGGCTCACCCTGCGGCTTTGACGTTTGATCACTTAGACCCTGCAGATAAGGCATTCAATTTAAGTGATCATACGAATCGCAGTTGGCAAAAGATTATGGATGAGATAGATAAGTGCAGGGTAATCTGCGCCAACTGTCACAACATACATACTCATGACAGCGATTACTTCTCTGAGAGGGAAGACGACTAACTGGGAGCAGTTCTGCTCTTGGGTTACCTCTACAAACAATCGTCTATACGTAGGCTGGTTTGGTATCCTGATGATTCCTACCTTACTGGCAGCCACAACCTGTTTTATTATCGCCTTTATTGGCGCACCGCCTGTTGACATTGATGGAATCCGTGAACCCGTTGCAGGCTCCCTCCTCTATGGAAACAACATCATATCGGGAGCCGTCGTTCCGAGCAGCAATGCCATCGGACTACACTTCTACCCAATTTGGGAAGCTGCTACACTTGATGAATGGCTCTACAACGGGGGTCCATTCCAGCTTGTCGTTTTCCACTTCCTCATTGGTATCTATTCTTACATGGGACGAGAGTGGGAACTTAGCTATCGACTAGGTATGCGTCCTTGGATCTTTGTGGCATACTCTGCACCTGTTGCAGCTGCCTCTGCCGTGTTCCTGGTTTATCCCTTCGGACAAGGATCTTTTTCTGATGCAATGCCCCTCGGAATCTCAGGTACTTTCAACTACATGCTTGTCTTCCAAGCGGAGCACAACATTCTCATGCACCCTTTCCATATGCTTGGTGTTGCTGGGGTATTTGGTGGTGCTCTCTTTTCAGCTATGCACGGATCTCTCGTCACATCGTCCCTCATTAGGGAGACTACCGAAAAGGTCTCGCAGAGTTATGGATACAAGTTTGGGCAGGAAGAAGAGACATATAACATTGTCGCTGCCCACGGTTACTTCGGACGTTTGATCTTCCAATATGCTTCGTTTAATAACAGCCGCTCGCTGCATTTCTTCCTTGCAGCATGGCCCGTCGTGGGTATCTGGTTTGCCGCCCTCGGCGTCAGCACCATGGCTTTCAACCTCAACGGGTTCAACTTCAATCAATCCATTACTGAGAGTCAAGGTCATGTGATTAACACATGGGCTGATATTCTCAACCGTGCTAACCTCGGCTTTGAGGTTATGCATGAGCGTAATGCTCACAACTTCCCGCTGGATCTTGCAGCAGCTGAGACAACTCCTGTTGCTCTGACTGCACCAGCAATCGGCTAATTATTTCGTACGTTCATCCCATTGGGACGCATGTTACCTAAGCATGGAACGGGGCTTAGGTTTAATTTTGTACGAACTCATGTCCATCAATCTTATTCGTTTCCTTGCATCACAGAAAAAACGCGCAGAGCGTTATCATACTGATGCCCTGCGCTACCGTGGTGTAGTGTATAAAGAGATCGACTGACGGTGTAGGGGAGGTTCGATTCCTCCCCCAGTCATTGGCTTTGGCCCCTTACGAGGGACACCCTTAGCCGCAGCTGTGGCCTGAGACGCCCTAAGTTCTCAAAACTTTTTTATCTGAACGTTCGGAGTCTGTTACAAATTACTAACTCCTTAAATAAATGGCTAACGCAACTCAGACTGCGCTAGGCCGCTCTAATCTCAGTACTGGTACTGGTTATGGTGGTTCTGGCGACAAGTATGAACTTTATCTGAAGCTCTTCTCTGGTGAGATGTTCAAGGGCTTCCAGCATAATACCATCGCTCGTGACCTCGTCATGAAGCGCACGCTGAAGAACGGTAAGTCTCTTCAGTTCATCTACACTGGACGCATGGACGCTAGTTTCCATACGCCTGGTACTCCGATCCTGGGATCTGGTGATCCCCCGGTGGCAGAGAAGACCATCGTGGTCGATGACCTGCTGGTCAGCTCCGCTTTCGTGTATGATCTCGATGAGACCCTGGCTCACTACGAACTGCGTGGTGAGATCTCCAAGAAGATCGGCTATGCTCTGGCTGAGCACTATGACCGTCGCATCTTCCGTGCTATTGTGCGTGGCGCTCGCGCTGCTCACCCCGTGTCTGCAACCGGCAAGGTTGAGCCCGGTGGTACCCAGATCCAGGTTGGCTCGGGTGCTGGTACCAACGCTGACGCTCTCGACTCCACCAAGATCGTGGCTGCTTTCTTTGAAGCTGCCTCTGTCCTGGATGAGAAGGGTGTGTCTCAGGATGGTCGTGTGGCTGTTCTGTCCCCACGTCAGTACTATGCACTCGTGGAGAACGTATCCAGCAACGCTCTGATCAACCGTGACGAGCAGGGCACCGCTCTGCAGTCCGGTCAAGGCATCCTGTCGATTGCTGGTATCAAGATCTACAAGTCCATGAACATTCCGTTCCTGGGTAAGTATGGTACCAACTCTACCATCGACAACGCTGGCTCCTTTGTGGGTGTTGATGTCGAAGCTACCGTGACTGGCGAAAACAACGCCTACGGCGCTGCCGACGACTTCGATACCTCCTGCGGCCTTATCTTCCAACGCGAAGCCGCTGGTGTCGTTGAGACCATTGGACCCCAGGTCCAGGTCACCTCTGGCGACGTGTCCGTTATCTACCAAGGTGACGTGATTCTGGGTCGCCTCAGCATGGGTACTGACTACCTGAACCCTGCTGCTTGTGTCGAACTGCACGCTACCAGCACCGCTGGTTCTGCATTCTGATCCATTCTTGTTTTATACTGGGACTCCTTCGGGGGTCCCTTTTTTATATCATGACAACTAATTCGTACGCATCGTCCACCGAACTGGATGCTGTTAACCACGTTCTTATGAGCGTGGGTGAGTCTCCTGTCAATACACTAACCACCCAAAGTCCTGAAGTTGCTATTGCTCAGAACACTCTCCGACAAGTCTGTCGTGAAGTTCAGTCTGAGGGCTGGGTGTACAATACTGAATACGAGTTCCCGTTTGTGGTAGACACCAACGACGAGGTACTGATTCCACCCACTGTCCTCCAGCTGGACGTGAACAAGTTCAAGCATCGTGATGACTATGATGTGGTTAAGAGGGATGGTAAGCTGTATGATCGTTATTCTCACTCCTATAAATTTAAGGATATCGATACTCTCTACTGTGATGTGGTGTGGTTCTTCGAGTTTGATGACATCCCTCAAGTCTTCCGTGACTACATCGCTTCACGCGCTTCCCGCATTGCTGTGACCCGTATGGTCAACGATGAGAAAGCTGTCAAACTCCTCACAGCAGACGAGGCACAGCTCCGTGCTCTAGCTGTTGAGTATGACACCCAGCAGGCTGAGTACAACGTGTTCCAAGGCACCGACTTCCGCAACCCATACCCCTCCTTCAAACCCTTTAACGCAGTTGCTCGATAGCTATGGTAGCAGTTAATCAACGGATTCAAAACTTTCTTGGAGGCGTCTCACAGCAGCCAGACTTTATTAAGTTCCCTGGTCAAGTCAGGAAATGTGACAACGCATATCCTGATGTAACCTTTGGCTTGTCTAAGCGACCTCCTGGTGAGTTCGTTGGTCAGCTAGCAGGCGCTACCTCTGGTGGTCAATGGTTTGAGATCATCAGAGATTCTGACGAAAAATTTATTGGGCAAATTACAACCAGTGGTATTAAAGTCTGGGATCTCGAGACAGGTGCTGCCCAGACTTTTCCTGGTAACACCGACTTTAGCTACTTGTCTGGTGCTACCCAACCCTACGGTCTTCAAACCATCGGTGACTACACGCTTATTACCAACCCTCAAAAAACTGTAGGTACAGCGGGGACCACTGATAGATTTACATTGGGCAGCGGTGATGTAGTAAATAATTACGCCTTTGTCTCAATCAACACAGTGGCGTACAACGCAGAGTACGTAGTTGCCATTAATAGTTCTAACCTAACCCCTACAACTAAATATCGTGCTGGTGCTTTAAGTGTTAACAAGACTGGAACAAGCTCTCCCAGCTGGAATGACAACGATGGGAGAGTTAAGTACGCAGGTAAACAAGAGGTTTTTAAAGAAAACAAAGGCTTGAAGTTTACAGTACTGGTTAATGGTACTGCTTATGTTGATAATTACAACAACTCGAGTGAAGCAGACTATGATGTTCAGTATAACGCAGAAGTAGTCCTGCAAGACCCTGGCTTTGACGTTACTCAAGGTCAGACATTTACTGTAGGTGTGGCAGGCATTAGCTACACAGTTACTGTGGACTCTGTTGAGGCTTACGAAACTTACTCTGACTCTGGTGTAGGATTTTACCAAACACCTAAAAACCCTGACAAGGGTACTCTCAGTATCAACACCATTCTTGGTTCACTGAAGGATAGTTTAGAATCTACCTATTCAGGCGTAACTGTAGAGATTATTGGTGACGGCTTGTTTATTAGATCTAGCTCTAGCTTTACAATCGAAGCCAGAGGTGGCACGGTAAACAATTCACTGGAAGTTATTCAAGACTCTGTTCCTAACGTCAGTAAACTGCCGCAGCAATGTAAAAATAACTACATTGTCAAGGTGTCTAACACTGAGAACTCTGACTCTGATGATTATTACGTCAGGTTTGAGGCTGACAGTGGTAATAAAGGTACAGGTTCATGGGTAGAAACTGCGGCTCCTGGCATTACGGCTGGGCTTAACCCTTCTACTATGCCCCATGCTTTGGTTAACAACCGCGACGGTACCTTTAGTTTCCGTGAATTGAGTGAGACTGCTGATCCTAATAACTACTGGATTGACAGGCAGGCAGGTGATTTGACTAGCAACCCTAATCCTACTTTTGTTGGTAAGGGCATCAAAGACATCTTTTTCTATCGTAACCGCTTAGGATTTATTTCTGGTGAAAACGTCATCCTTAGTCAGCCTGCTGATTACTTTAACTTTTTCATCGTTTCTGCAATTACTACTAGCGATGCAGATCCCATCGACATCGCAGCATCTGACATCAAGCCTGCTTTTCTGAACCATGTCCTGCCTATTCAAAAGGGTCTGGTCCTGTTCAGTGAGTCAGCACAGTTTATGCTGTTTACTGATGCAGATCGGTTTAGTGCTGAAACTGCACAGCTGAAGAAGCTATCCTCCTACGAGTGTAGTCCCACGGTTCGCCCTGTAGACATGGGTACCTCTGTAATGTTCAGCACTGGCAATTCAGCACACACCCGTGTGTTTGAGATGGTGATTCAAGATGAAACTGTTCCTCCCAAGGTTCTGGAGCAGACCCGTGTAATCCCTGAGTTGATACCTAAGGACATTGATCATTCGTCTAACTCTTCACAGGTTGGACTGGTGACCTATGGTAAAAAGGGTGACTCACAGATCTACTTCTACAAGTACTACGACTCTGGCACTGAACGTCAGCAGTCTGCATGGTACACTTGGACCCTGACTGGTAGCTTTGTGCACAGCACCTACACTGCTGGTAACCAGTTTGTAGTCAGTAATCAGAACGGTAACTACGTCCTGAACCGTCACGAGATGGTCACTGACACCATCAACAACAGGAGCTATCAGGTAGGTACTGGCTCTATTGGACGCAGGTTTGAGGCTACCCTGGACAACATGACCATTGCGTCATCCTCTTACGATTCTGCGACAAAAATTTCTACGGTAACTTTACCTTACACTTATGATGGCAGCACCGCTATGGCGGCTGTATTCCTCAGCGGTACTGATGCTGGTGTTGTCAGAGTTCCTGATAACGTTAGCGGTACTACTGCTACTTTTAACAACATTGATCTGACTACAGGCAACGTTGCTATTGGATACAAGTATATTACAGAGATTGAACTTCCTCACTTTTATTATGCTATTGACAGCGGTAAATACGATATTGATGGTGAGCTACGTATTAACCGTATCAACTTTGAACTAGGCATCTCTGGTCCTATGGAGTTCCACCTTGTGTCTCCACAGGTAGATGACTACATCCAGTATGAGTCTGGTATGGAGGCTGATCTGGGTTCATTCAACGCTACACCCACTGCTCCTTACAAGTCTGTCAAAGTTCCTATCTACAGGAAGAACGAGAAATACACCCTTACTGTTAAAATCCCTGACCCCTTTACCGCAACTTTAGTCTCAGCCAGCTGGGACGGACGCTATGACAACAAACGACACATACGTCGGTAAGTACATTCAACCATGCACCCCTCAGCTAGCTTTAGAAGTTGGCGAGAATCTGCGTTGGGAAGACATCAGAGAAGTAGAAGAGACCACAGGGCTGACTGCTCCGGCAGCAGTCCTGGAGTCTTACTATCGTTCTGCTTTCTCTGTCTATTTCACTGTGCCCAACGGCAAGGCTGCCGGTGTGGCAGGCGTAACACCAGACAATAAGATCTGGATGTTATGTACTAAAGCCAGTGAAGAATATCCGCATACATTTGTAAGAGAAGCTAAAAGGTGGCTTGACAGTCTTCATAACCCGTACCTGTGGAATCACGCAGACATGAGGAATGAGAGTCATATCAAGCTCCTCAAGCTTCTTAAGTTTACATTCATTAACTATCACGTTCACAACGGTGTCCCCCTAATTCAATTTGTTAAACTATGTGTGAACCAATAACAGCCGTATCTATTGCTATGGGCGCTGCTAGTGCAATAGGTAGCGGTATGCAAGCTATCGGGGCGCATCAACAGCAGCAAGCTGCGGTTGCTCGCTCTAATGCTATTGCACAGCAACAATATCAACGAGAGATGCAGATCGCAGCTCAACGTGACCGTGTTAAACAGCAGACGTATCAAGCAGAACTAAAAGCAGACACTGCTGCTAAGAACGCTTACTACGCTCAGCTGACTGCTAACCAGGCTGAAGCCACAAGAGCACTGGCATCAGTTAACAACAAACTAGAAGAAAAAAGAACAGCCTCAGCGTTTAACGTGCAACGTAATATGGCTGCAGCTATCCAAGCACAGGGTCAAGTGTTGTCTACGGGCAAAGCTGGTCAATCCACCCTGCTTGCAGCATTGGATGCTGAGCGCACGCTAGGCTTTGAGATGGCTGAGATTGAGCAAACTTTGTATGATGCTCGTCGTGCTTCTGGTATTGAAAAAGAAGGTGTTCTTTTGGATCAACACTCTGCCAATACTGCAGCTTGGAATGGACTTCCTGCTGCTCCCCTTGCCCCTGAGGCTTCGTTCCTTCCTGTCAAGCCTATCAAGGCTTCTGGACCTTCTGGTCTGGCGCTTGCAGGTAGTCTTATTGGTGCTGCAGCTGATGGCGCAAGCACTGGCATCGGCACTTACAAAACACTTAAACCTTAATTATGGCATATCAAGGTAGCGCACAGTCAGTGGGCTTCCGTAACCGTACCGTGTCTGATCCCTCAAAGCGTATGCGCCAAGAGGCTGCTCAAGTAGAGCAACGCGGTAAAGAACGGACCTACTCGATGGAGAGGCAAGCTTCTCAAGAGATTCGTGAGATGGAGCGTGTTAGCAGTATTCAAGCTAGCAACGCTGATTACGAACTAAAAGCACTATCCAAGTTTAGTAATTCAATCACTCGCTTACTAGAAGACGACATCGTTGACTTAGAAAAGCGTCGGATTGAAAAAGAGATTGAAGAAGGAAAGAGGATCTATGCAGAACAAGGTCCAGCTTTCCAGCAACAAAGAGATGAGGTTCAAGACGCAGCTAATCGCAGCTACGACTTGGATATCAAAACCACACAGATGGCTGACAAAGTCCCTGATGAAGAGGGGGCAGACCGTGTTCGCAAACTTTCTCGGTGGAAAGAACACGGCTATCAGCTAGCTGCTATGAAAGAAGCCGGTCAGAACTTCGGTGTCTATCTAGACAACGAGTTAGTCAGTAACGAGACTCTGATTGAAGATCCTTCTGGCGGTCCTTCATTTAGAATCAAAGACTACAAAGGTAAGGATCAGTATGAAGCTGCTGTCAACTACCTACAGAACAATTACATTAAAAATCACAACCCTGCTGGTCTCAGCGCCAAGGTTGTCAATACTGTTCTTGTTCCTGGGGTTGACAATGCTACTACTATCCACCGTAAGCAATACTACAGGCAGCAAAAAATTGAGTCTGCTACCCTGGACCTTGAGGTTGCTAACGTTACCCTTGCTGAATCTCTAAACGGTACTGCTGGTTTTCCTTCTCCTGATGTTGCTATCAATGGTTTCTTAGTACAGGCACAGGATGCATACAAACGTCAAGGCGTTGCTAATCCTAGACAAGCTGCTAAGGATCAACTGATCAGCAGTCTGAAATCTCGGGCTGTTGCTTACCCTCAAAACGTTGATGAGTTAATCGCAATGATAGAAGGTGTCACTATTAAAGGACACCCTGCTGGCGAGAAGAACTTGTTTGATTTGTACCCTTCGCAAATTAGTGCTAACGCTCTTACAGCCGCTGCCATCAATCAAGAGTATGAAGATCATAATCTTCGTAAAAGAGACAGCCTAGTTGACGCTGAGCAAGCTGTAGAAGCTTATAAAAATTCTGTCAATGATGGTTTGTCAGGTAGTGAACAGGTACTAGCTTTACAAGAACTTCAAGAAAAATATGGAGTTCTGCATCCTAAACTGGTAGCTGATGCTATTAGTCATGTAAACTTGCGTATGGGTGAAGAAGAATCCCGTGCTTATGCCAACGCTCTTGTTCAAGCACAAGGCGGAGAAATTACCCGTGACCAGCTGCTGAACCTTGACGCTAACGTTGTACAGGAGTTTGACAAGTACGTGGTTGATAGTCTGTTTAGTGATGGTCAGGAAGACAACATCAAAGAACAGTTTAAAAAGATTGATGGTGAGATTCGTAATGCAGTTAAGGCTGCAGACACGAACACCGCTCTTCGTTATGACGCTATTGCTGCACGCAGTGCTGCTCAAAGAAGCCTTATAGCTGAAGCTCAACTGCTGTATAAAGCAGCTCAACAAGCTAACAAACCTATTTCTAAATCAGAAGCTATCAGGCTTGCTGGTGATAGAATTGCTCAGTACATTAAAGAAGGTGAAAAGAACGAAGATAGTCAATACTACTATACCAGTAACGAAGGTTTTAAAAAGTTCTTTGCACACAACAACCCTACAATTAGTAAGGCGTACGCAGAAACTCAAAACATTGTTGACAGATACAAGTCAAAATCTAATCAAACTAGCAGAGCTGCTGTCAACATTGACCTTCAAATCCCCGTTAAACGTCTTGAACTTACTTCTAATGGTAAACCTGATTCTTTGTTTTTTGCCCTGGCTCGCCTAGACGGCGAGTCTGATGCATTTGAAATTCTTAATGCCCAACGTGCTAAGCAAGGACTGGCAGCTGTCAAGCTTCCTTCAGAAGCAGATCTTGTTCAAGATACTCTTAGGCAGTTCCCTGAACTTAAACCCCTGTTCTTAAACCACCAAAGCTATAACCGTATCAACCGTGGTATGGAACAGATTAGCGGAAGTGTGCCTAACCTGATGAAGGCTATTGGTTTCCAAGAATCTTCTGGTAACTATAAAGCTGACAACCCTGATGCTTACGGTAAAGATAATCCTGCTTTAGGTAAGTACCAGATTCTCTGGTCTAATGTCAAAGCATGGGCTAGGCAGTACGGAATGCCTCATCCTGGCACAAAAGAGGATTTTAAAAACAATCCACAGTACCAAGAAACCCTAGCAAGAAAAGCTTTTGAAGGTTACTTCAAGACTGCTGCTAGCAAAACCGATAATCGTGATGATATGATTCGCATGGTTGCAGCTGCTTGGTATGGTGGTGCTGGTGCTATGGATGAATACGATAACCCTAACTACAGTGGTGGCCCTGGCTACCCTAATATGCAAGAGTACACAATGTCTGTTCTTCGTAAATACAAAGGAGGTATGCCCTGATGGAACAAGAGCATAACATTCCTCAATATGGACTGACAGACGCAGATAGAGCAAGTATTGGCAGTCTAATTAATCAAGCTGCTGGTTTTCCTGACCCTTCACCAGAGGAAGAGGAAGTCAAACCTGTTGAACAAAAGGAACCCGATCCTACATTCCTGTCTGAAGCTGGCGCTGCTATTGCAGGCGGCGCAGCTGATGCTGTAGAGAGTGTTGGCGGATTTGCTGAGCTGATAGGTGACACGTTTAAAACTGGTATTAGCCAGCTTTTTGGAGATCCTGTTGACGAAACACAGAACCCATTTAGTTCTGAGTACGAGTCTGGTGATGCAAACTGGCTCGATATTCCTGATGACTGGGTCCCTGAAAACAAGACTGGACTGGGTAAACTTGCCCGTGGTCTGGTTGAATTTGGTGCCCTGACTGCTGTTACTGGTGGTATTGGTGGTGCCGTAGGTGGCGGTCTCCGTGTAGGTGCCCGCCTTGGTGGGGCAGCCCGTGCCGCTGGTATTGGTCTAGACACCCGTCGTCGCCTTAACTTTATTGGTAAGGCTGCTAAAATTGGTGCAGAAGGTGGTGTTGCTGACCTTGTGTCTAGTAGCTCTGAGACTGAAAACCTTGCTAACCTTCTCAATGAACACACCCCATGGCTTGCCCCTTGGGTCACTGATGCACTTGCAAATGATCCTGAAGATAACCCTTGGCTTGCCCGTATCAAGACTGTCACTGCTGGTGCTGGTCTGAACTGGGTTGGCTGGGGTATCAGTGCCTTTGCTAAAGGATCTTGGGCAGCAGCCAAAGCTCGCAAAGCAGGTAAGAGTGTAGATGAAGCTAATGAGATTGGAAACAAAGTCCATGATCAAGAGCTGCAAAAGCAGCAGGATGCTCATACTGCATCGTCTGACGAGCTTGCTAAGAAGCATGAAGCAGAAGGTCGTGGACAATCTGACAAAACTGACCCTGACAGCCCGCCTGAAGCTTTTGTCAACCCCAATAAGTTTGACAACACCGAGCGTGCTACTGTAGACAATACAGTGAGTGCTACTCAGGTTGCACGTGAGTCTATTACTGACGCTAAAAACGGAGGTAAAGGCAGGTCCCACAGCCAGATGCTTACTGATTCTATGATTGAGCAGATTGCACGTGGTGATAAAACCATCAAAGAGACGGTCCTAAAGACCGCCAAAGAGCTAGCAGAGAAAGCTTTCCAGAAAGGTGGTGATTTAGAAGGCATCGCTGAGATGAACTATGACGATCTTGTCATGCTGTTTGTTAAGCAAACCAGCGAGATGACCTCCATGATTGATGAAGGTGGTGACATTGCAGCACGTTTTAAGGAATACTTTGTCGATAAGACTAAGGACGCCCGTGTCTACATCACTGATGGTGACAAAATTGTCACAGCTTCTCCTACCCAGAAAGCTGCTCTGACCATGACTATCCGTAGTCTGGCTCTGCGTGCACAGGCTATTGCTAACGGCACCCTCTTTATTGCTGACGAGCTACCTATCCAGCGTCAGGTCGAGATGACCCTTGATGCCATGAAGGTGGCTATGACTGAGCATAAGAAGATGGGCTTTATGTGGGGTCTTGATGGTAAACTTCAGCAGCTGGGTATGGTTCCTAAATCAGTCAAGGAATCTACTCAAAAGCAGATTGAGAAGCTAACCAAAGAACAGGATGAGTATTTCAGTGCTCTCCACGAGATGAACAAGCAGGGTAAGTATCAGCAGATGCGTGACCTGATGGAGCTGCATAACCTCTCTGATGGCAACATCCGTACTATGGAGCACATCCATGACTACCTGCGGGCTAATCTTATGGGTGGTAAGGTCAATGGCAAAGCAATCAAAGGTCGCCTCCGTACAGAACTTCAAAGTGTGTTCTACAACTCTGTCTTGAGTGGTCCACGGACTATTGTCAAGGCTGTGTTTGGTACTAACCTGATTGGTATCATGCGCCCTTTCCAGTCTTACCTTGGTGCTAGCATCATGCGTAACCATAAAGAGGCTGCTATTGCTGCGGCTCAGATTGATGCCCTTGGACAAGCGTTTGCCGAAGGCTTCCGTATGTTTAAATACAACTACGATCTGGGAGCAAACCGTAAGACCATGAGTTACGAAGGCAAGTTTGACCTTGAGTCTGACCTTGCTGAGTGGAATAACATGGCTGAGTTCTACCAACGTTATGGCTCAGATGGACAAAAACGTGCCTATGATGCCCTGAACGTTGTTGTACAAATTAATACTTCTCCTTGGATGAAGTACAGTCAAAACGCTATGGGTGCTGGTGACTCTCTTGCTCGTACGATTATTGGTCGTTATGAGATGAGAATGCGTGCAGCACGTCAAGTTATTGATGAGGGTGCTGACCTAAAAGATGTAACTAAACTCGCAAGAGATATTGAAGAGAAGTTTAGGACAGGTCCAGATGGTATCTTTAAAAAAGATGCTAATGGTCGTTTTGTGGTGAGTGATAAAGCAGCACGCCTTGCTGGTAATGAAGCTGCTATGACTACTGCTCTTGAAGAAAACTTCAAAGGTTTTGAGTTGATCTCAAACATTCCTTTTATGAAGGCATTCTTCCCGTTTGTCCGTACTGGTTTTAATGCTCTTGAGCTAACCTTTGCTCACACAGATCTTATTAGATTCCGTGATAAATACAAGGATATTATGTCTGGTCAAAACCTAGACAAATATGGTATCCGTGAACAAGACCTTGCTCAGGCACAGGCTTTGATGAACGGTAGGATCTATATGGGTCGTGGTATTATTGGTATGGCTACTATCGCTGCTTTAGCAGGTAACCTGACTGGTGACTATCCAGTTAACCAAGAAGACCGTGAAGCTTGGCAGAGAGCTGGTAAAAAGCCAAACTCTTTTAAGGTTGGTAATACCTATATCTCTTATGCTGATCTTGAACCATTCAATACTCTGTTCTCTGCTACAGCAAACTTAATCCAAAACGCACATGTTCTTGGAGAAGCTTACACTGAAAAATGGCTGCAGAAACTAACCTTTATGGTTAGTGCTGTTCTTGTTGACAAGTCAATGCTTTCTGGTGTAGACGATTTGGCACGTTTGATGAACTCAGAAACTTCTGCTGAACTTCTGACTCAAACTGGTAGCCGGTATATCCGCTCTCACCTCCCTTACGCTGGATTGTTAGGCCAGGTTGGTGATTTAATGGATGCCAATCGACGTGAAGCAGACAAACTGACTGAACACTTGGTTAAAAGAGACGCGCTTCTTAAGTCTGTTCTCCCTCCCCAATACGACTACCTGTCTAAAGATCGTACAGGCAAACCTCTTAGCTATGCAGCAGAGAATCCTTTGGTGCGTTTGTTTAATATGGTTATGCCAATCTCTATTCACAACGCAGAAGGTGATCCAATCAAGGAGACCCTGGTAGAAATGAGGTTTAACATCCCTCAAGTCACATCTACCTACCAAGGTGAGCCTCTTAATGCTTACGAGCGTTCTGAGCTACAGAAGTACATGGCAAAAGGTGATATACGGAAAGAGCTTGAAAAGCTTATTTTGAAAGATCCTAAGTTCCGCAAAGACCTTGATGCATACAAAAAAGGTGCTGGTCCCTTCCAGCCTTTTAGTGCTGAAGCAGGCGAAGCTTTGTATGATCAACAGTTCTACATAAGTGTTAACAAGATTTTCCAAAGAGCTAAGGACAAAGCAATGATTGAAGTCCTTAGAAACAACCCAGACCTTCAAAGGCGTATTGACGACCGTAATGCTAAGAAAGCAGCAGGTAAGTCTGGTAACATGGAAAGACTTAAAGAACTCAAAAAACACGGCTACTAATTCCACTCAACCAGCTCTTAATTACCATGAGTAATGGCAGTTACAAAACAAACTTACACGGCGAACGGGACACAAACCCAGTTCACCATTCCATTTGAATACATTGCGAAAGCAGATGTAGATGTTTACATCGACACTGTTCTTCAACTCCAACAAAATACTACTTCTACTGCCGATCCGACTCACCCACAAGTTATCTCTGGTGACATTACTCAGGGCACAGCTCTGATTAACCACACCTTTGTTAACGATACAACCATTGAGTTCAACAGCGCCCCAGCCAATGGGGCGTTTATTTTTATTGAGCGTACTACTGACGACACGTCTATTGTTACCTTCACTCCTGGCTCTACGATTCGTGCCCAGGAACTGAACAGTGCACTGGAGCAAGTCCGTTTTATTGCCCAAGAAGGTACCAACACTGCACAAAATGGTGCAACTCCTTCCCGTGAAAACGATCAGTCTATTGATGCACGGGGTCTTCGTATTGAAAACCTTGCTGATGCTAACTCGGATGACGATGCAGTCAACCGTGGACAGCTGGGCAAAGTTATTACTCAAGACTTATTAGAAGGTGAGGCTATTGACCTTACTGACTCTACTGGAGGCAGTAACTCAAACAAACAAGTTACCATTTCTGTTGAGGACAGTTCTAAGACTAACAAAGGTGCTGTTACAATTAACGAAGGTGAGGGTATTGATGTAACCTATACCAACGGTAACGCTGTTATCGCTGGTGAAGACAGCTCTAAGACCAACAAAGGTGTGGTCTCCATTAACGAAGGTCACGCTGTTGGTGTGACTTACACTGCTGGTGATGCTGTTATTGCTGCTGATAAGAGTACTGCATCCCAGCAAGGTGTTATTCAACTTAGCTCTACTACTCCTATTGCCATCACCCGCCCTGCAGACGGTGAGGTAGAGCTTTCTATCCCTGATAATACAGTCGACCTTGCTAAAATTAAGGCTGATGACATCAGGACTCTTGCAGAACAGAACGCTACCCCTAACGCAACGGGTACTGACGATGAGATTGGTACTACCGCTGCTAATGACAAGCGGTATGATACCATTTATCAGTCTGGTACGCCATCTGGCACGGATTGGCCTGTTGGTAAGTTCTGGTATGACCACGCTAATGACCAGACCCTTTCTGTTTGGAGTGGTTCAAACTGGTTAGGTATTTCGTCTGGCGGTACGTTTGTCACTCAACCAACTGTGATCTGGGTTGACCAGGCAAACGGTGATGACACTAATGATGGTCACCGAATCATCGACTCAATGAAGACCATCAAAGCTGCTGTTACCTCAGCAGATCATGGTGATATTGTTCTCGTTGCTCCTGGTGTCTATAGGGAAATCCTTCCTATTGACGTTACTAAAAACAACGTTTCTATTGTTGGTCAGTCACTTCGTAGTTGTTTTATTCACCCGACTCCAGCGACTGAAGAGAACATTATGTTCCGCGTTAATAGCGGCACACAGATTGCTAACTTCTCTTTTTGTGGTCTTAAGGCTAGCGGTACTCGCGGTGGTCACGCTATTGACAGTGACAGTACTTACGGTCTTCCTACTAACCAGGGGTTTGTAGCAGCGTTCTATCCCAACGCAGTTATCTACAAGTCTCCGTACATTCAAAACTGTACGAACTTTGCTGACTCTGGGATCTACAACCACACAGAAGCTGAATACAACGCTAATAACAGCCTTGGTGGTTTCTTTGACCCTAACAACGTAAACCAAGGTGGTTTTGGTGGTGACCTGACTTCCGGTCCTACTGGTGGTGGTCTCTTGGTTGACGGCTCTGCTGTTGCAACTAATTCACCACTCCGTTCAATGGTGGTGGACTCGTTCACTCAGATTGCTCTCGACGGTCCAGGCATCCTTTGCTGTAACAACGGTTATGCACAGCTTGTGTCGTTCTTTGGCACCTTCTGTCACTACCACGCTAAGTCACTTAATGGTGGTCAGCTCAACCTGAGTAACTGTACGACTGACTACGGTCGATACGGTTTGATTGCTGATGGTAAGTCTACAACTGCAATTTTCACTGCTTCAGCAACTGCTGCTGCGTCTACGGGAGACCTGTTCTTCACTATTGGTGCTCCAACAGCAGACTCCAGTTGGCACGGTTCAGCAACGCGTCCACAAGACAACATGCTTGTGACGATTGGTTCTAACACCTACCCAGTCAAGTCTGCTACTGCAAACGGCTCTGGATGGGATGTTTACATTGAAAACCCTGATCCAACAGCACTTGCTACCAACCTTGGTCTTGCTGCTGCTATTTCTAGCGGTGACAGTGTAAGTTTCTTCTATCGCTCTTACATCTCAACTGGTGGTCACACCTTTGAATATGTAGGCGCTGGTACTGACTACCGTGCTGACCCGGCTAATGGTGGTGTACCTGTTGAAGCTAATCAAGTTAAGAACCTGAACGACGGTAAGGTTTGGCAGTCTAGTACTGACCACAACGGTAAATTTAAAGTTGGTGATACGTTCTCTGTTGACCAACGAACTGGTCAGGTAAACATCAGTCTTGATGCTTATCGTCCTGAAGTTGTAAATGACCTGTCACCACAACTAGGCGGAGATCTGGATGTCTCTACATATGACATCGTCTCTACCTCTAACCGTGACATCAACCTCCTTCCACACGGAACGGGTAAGGTAAACATGACTGGTGGTCTTACAGCCACTGGTGCAATCTCTCTTGCAGGTCTGACTTATCCGTCATCTGACGGTGCTACTGATCAGGTCCTTAAGACTGACGGTAACGGTAACCTTAGCTTTGTTGGTATTTCAGCATTACAAGGCGCTGGGATGCAAGACCTTAGCGACGACACCACACCTCAATTAGGCGGTGATCTGGATGTCAACAACTTCACAATTACTGGTCTTCCGTCTACACCTACTTCTAACACAGAAGCTGCTTCTAAAGCTTATGTCGATAATTCAATCGGCAACATTGATGCAGCCTTTATTGAAACTGCTCAAACCCTTTCTGCTAACAAAACTATCGGTGCAAATGTAAATGCCGCTTGCGTCGGACCTATGGCGCTTGCTTCTGGTGTCACGTTGACTGTTGGTGCAAACTCTAAACTTGTCGTTCTTAACTAATCATGGCTTACGGAAAAATTAAATCAGATACTCTTGTTTATGACAATAGTGGTACTGATGTAGAAATTGCAATTAGTGGAATTCCTACCGCTGCACAGCTTGCAGCAAAACAAGATGCTGACGCTGCAACTGCAAAGACTGACGAAGTCCAAAACTTTACAGCAGCACAGCGGCTTGCAGTTGTTCCTCTTACCTCTGCAGCCAGCATTCAGATTGACTTCAGTACGGGTAATAACTTTAAGCTGACTACTGGTCACTCAGCTATTGCCTTTACTAACCCCACAACTGAAGTAGCAGGTCAATCTGGCTCTATCTTTATTGTCCAAGGGTCTACTACTTGTGCGGCTCCTACCTGGGGTGATCAGTATCTCTTCGCAGGTGGTACTCCTCCGTCGCTGACTGGAACCACAGGAGTTATTTCACGTATTGATTACATCGTCCAGGAAGCTGGCAAAATCCATTGCGTTACTACTGACAACCTTACTGCAACTTGATATATGCCAGTATTTAATAACATTTTAGCAGGTGCCGCCGGTTCTGGCGGCGCTGCTGCTGATTACACGATTGATCGCAGCTTGCGGTTCAATAGTGCTGATGGTGCCTACTTAGGTGCCGCTTTCGGCACCCCAACAGATCAAGATGTTTTTACTTTGTCGATGTGGGTAAAACGTTCTGCGCTTGGCAGTACGCAGCATTTGTTTGGTGTTTCAACAAACCATAGTTTTGGATTCACCTCTGGCGATGCACTTAATTTAACTTTTGGCGGAAGTAGCGCATTAACGACAACCGCATTATTTCGTGATCCTAGTGCTTGGTATCATATTGTTTGGACGCAGAGCGGAACATCGCACACGATCTACGTCAATAACGTCAGTGTTGGTACTGCAACGGCAACATCAAGTGTATTTAACACTGCAGTTGCTCATCAGCTTGGTGCAGGTAACACTACAAACTTCTTTAATGGGTATTTTGCAGACGTTCACTTCATCGACGGTCAAGCACTTGCTGCGACTGACTTCGGTAAACTTGACGACAACAATGTCTGGCAGCCGAAAGCATATTCTGGAACGTATGGCACCAATGGTTTCCACCTCGATTTCAGCGACAACAGCAGCAAAGATGCGCTTGGATACGATGCAGCGGGAAGTAATGATTGGACGGTTAATAACCTGACAGCATCAGCAACAAAATGGAGTTCTTATCTTATTCCACAGTCTCCAGCCAGCTTTGATAGCTCTTATCCAGCTTCAGAGGCTTTTGATGGAAGCATCGCTGCAAATCAAGAGGCTAGATTAAATGGTGGTTCATACGCTGATAGGTATATTGATTTTATACCTACTGGCGGGATTGCTTTTAGTAATCAGATTGAAATGTATGTTGGCGCAAGCGACTTTGAATACAGCTACAACGGTGGTAGTAATGTTGCTGTTACTGCTGACGCTTGGCATACAGTTGCTAGCGGTGGCGGTACACTTACATCCATTCGTATTCAGCGAACTCAGTCCCTTACTCATACTTGGCGGGCGTTGAGGGTTGATGGCACTATTCTTGTAGACGGTGATCCCGCTGGCACTGACAGCCTGATCGACACGCCGACTAATTACACGGCAAGTTCTGGAAATAATGGCGGGAACTATGCGACGTTGAACCCTTTACTTACACAATCAGCATATCTAAGCAACGGCAACCTAGAACTAGATTCTGCTGGCTGGGGTCATATTGATGCTTACGCAACAATTGGATTAACATCTTCCAAATGGTATTGGGAAGTTACGTTTACTGGCGATACAAATGCCGAACCCTACATGGGAATATCCTCTGTTCCGCCAGAGGGCGCCGCTATTGGTCAGGTGTCGGGTTCTTATGGTCGTAGCAAGGCTACAAAGACCTATATAGGCGGAACTGTAAATAATTCAGGTGGCAACATTTCGATTGGCACGGGTGATACCATCGGCTTTGCTTTGGATTTAGATAATGGAACTTTGCAGGTTTATGTCAACGGCACAGCGGAATCTTCTCAACTTGCAAGTTCGTTAGATTTGACTAAAACTTGGTTCCCGGCTGGCTCTATTTATGGGCCTAATTGTCAGTTGAAATTTAACTTCGGCCAACGCCCATTTTCGATCTCTTCTGTACCAACAGGCCACAAGTCACTCTGCACGCAGAACCTTGACGACCCGCTGATTGACGATGGTTCGACGGCGTTTGATGCGGTAAAAATAGACAATGCGTCTACAACAGGCTCAATAACTGGCTTGTCGTTTGCCCCAGATTTTGCATGGTTCAAGTCACGGGGAGATGCAGGCAATCATTTCTTGCTTGACTTTATTAGAGACGATGGCATTTTGCGTGTAAACCTTGCCAACGATGAAGTTACGGGTACAGATTATATTGACTGGAATAGCGATGGTGTCGGCTACAAAAATGGCTTAGTTGATTCCGGCAGCAGCAACATTGTTTGGCTTTGGGACGCCGGAACAACAACAGACACAAACAACACTGCTGGTAGCATCACGCCAACAGGTGTCCGCGCCAATCCGTCTGCTGGGTTCTCGATTGTTAGTTATACGGGTGATGGTAATGCATCTGCAACTATCGGACACGGATTGAATGCTGCTCCTGAAATGATCATGGTGAAAAACCGTGATGTAGCAGATGACGGTAGTGTTTATCACGTCGGAACGGATGCCACAAACCCACAAAATTATTTCCTAAAATTATTTGCAACAAGTGCAACTGGATCGGCTGCACGTTCAGACGCGGGTGCAATGTGGAATGACACTGCGCCTACTAGCTCTGTGTTTAGTGTTGGTACTGAGGATAATGTAAACGCTAGTGGTGAAAATTACATCGCCTACTGCTTCGCACCTGTCGCAGGTTACAGCGCGTTTGGTTCGTATGAAGGCAACGGTTCAACTGATGGTCCGTTCGCGTACACTGGATTTAGGCCAAAATGGATATTGCTCAAGCGTTCTGACGGCGGTGCGGAAAACTGGGTAGTTTACGACACTGCGAGAAATACCCAAAACGTCATGGGTGAACAACTTTATCCAAACTTAAGTAGTGCTAAAGCCGATGCTGGTACTAACCCCTCTTATGCAATTTTGGATAGCGTTTCAAATGGATTTAAAATACGCGGCTCTCATACTTCGTTTAATTTAAGCGGTGGCACCTTCATCTACGCCGCATTTGCTGAGAACCCCTTCAAATACGCACGCGCACGCTAATTAAAAAAACATTTAACTATGCTTCAACTTAATGGTAAGACCTTGCAATATGACAAGGCATTTGTTCACGACGGGATGCAATATCCCGCTAATTGGCTGCGCTTGACCTCTTTGGAGGAGAAGCAAGCCATTGGCATCGTTGAAGTCCCCGATCAGCCACAGGCTGTGTGGGATCAACGTTTCTACTGGGGTGTTGA